CTTCTCGATCAACCGCCTCGATCACGTTGGTACTCAACAATATATCCAGCGGTGTTCCGCCGGTCATCAGGATATTCCTGGAACCCCAGCCAGCCTTTTGGCTTGCCTTCATGTGCTTGTACCTTAACCGGTTGGCATTCTCTTCGGCGCGACCACGTTTCTCGGCGTTGCGTATTTCCGCCATCGTCAGTATCTGGTTGTTCTGCGCGTTTTGGATAATGTGATGGTAGTAGGATAGCTCGGTAGTGGCTTCTGCCGTTGCCCCATAACTAGCCATCCCTGCCTTGAACATACTTGTCGCTGCGAACATCGTTCCAAAACTCATTTTCCGGCTCCCTTGTGATATTTATTAATCTGGTAACCCTCTAACTTGTAGCCCAGTTTCTCGTAGAGTTTTAAAGTTCTCTCAGCGTCCACTCCGGTTGATATCCCGAACCTAAGAACTTCGGCCCCATTCGCGAAAGCCCAACTCTCAAACGCTTTAATCAACCGATAGGCTGCGGTCCCACCACGCCTGGATTTTGTTACAAACAAACAAAGGTCATTCGCCATCAGCGCATTCCCAAAGTAATGAGGGACAATCACCCCACAAAACATTCCTATCGCTTCGCCGTTGACTTCCGCCAGGAACGATGCCCCATGCTCGGTCATAGATGGGGAAGCTGCCAATGCTGTCAATTTCGCTTCATCAAAGTCAATCATGTCGAAAGTAGGGGCCTCTTCATGCATTTCCCTTCCCAGCCTCACCAATGAAGGAATATCATCGGTATCTGCCTTTCTTATCACCATGGCGGTTTTTGTTTTAGGCTGCGCCAAATTCAACCTCCGTTGTTAAAGATAATACGGTTAAGGGCGAGGGGTCCGTTTGCCTAACCACGATCTGCCCACCCCTGGTCCAGGACGCATCCAGGGCAATCTCGATCTCGTTAGAAACTAACGCGGTCGGTTCGCCATAAGCCTCGCTGGTTCTTTGGGCATATGCCACCAGGTGATCGTAATCCGGTCCCACCTGGGAAGGACCTCTCGTTGTATCCACTCTAAGATGTATTTTTGAAACTGATTTTAATTGTCCCTGGCCCAGACCGTCCCCTTTAGCTTGCACGATAGGGAGTGTTTGAATGTCAGACGTATAGGATAATCCAATATGAATACGGCCAGCCCCCTGGGTAAGAGTAATCGATCCATCCGCTGCCACGGTTTGTTTGGGAGCTACCGATCCATCCGCATAAATAGCTACACTTTCACCTATCAGGTGATGCAACCCATTCACAACGGTGATTTCTTTTCTCGCTTTGCCCCCTGAAACATAGGCCGTATATGCGGCTCCGTCGATTCCTGTTTCGTTGGTCACCGCAATCCTGATCGGGTCATCGCTCGCAATCGCCAAAATACTGGCGGTACTGAGTCTTGGTGTTTCCGTGACCGTTATCACATTAGCTGCTGGGTTTGGTGCGGACAAGTTGGCTATGTTATTCAACCCAAGGACTCCGCCAGTACCGACCGCTATATTGTCAGCAACACCATTGTTAGTCCCATCTCCTAAGGAAAATTCGTTTGGGCTTGCCGGGGGGTCATCATCGGTAGCCGTCATAACAACGGTCGAACCGTCTGACAGGGTTAAGGTGATCTTGGTCCCAACCGCTATATTGGCTGCATCGGTGACCGTAATCGTCGCCGAACCATTAGCCCCTTTCAGTTCAAATGTATTTGTTGCTTTATTCTGCACGGTGTACCGGTTGCCGTTTAGTTCTGTCATCCCAGTTTCAGTACCAATGCCACTAACATCGCTTATCTGGACAACATCGCCGTCCGAGAAACCGTGAGAGGCTGACGTAATAACGACAGGGTTAGCTTGGGTTGCTGCTGTAATCGTCTTAGGATCGTCATACGATAGCCCAGAATCCACATGGAAGGCATCTTTAACGGTAGAGAATATCCTGGAATGCAACCGCTCAATAAACCTTCGGTCCACTCCATTGATCCTGCGCTTGACAACGACATACAGCATCTTCTCACCGCTGCTCTCCGGAATAACCGCGACTGATTCGAACTCCCCATCGGTTTCATGCAGATGCCAACCGAGAACATCCGGCTTCTGGCCAGAGAGATAAGTCAACCCAACCAACTTGCCGTCGGACCTTACAGCCCAGATCAGCGAAACAGGAACACTGGAATACGCCCAATCCGAGATAGTGTAAGAATCAAACAGGTGAGGTGCTATGATGCTGATATCTCTAGGCTTATACTGGTCCGTTTCAAACGAATAGTTCATGTCATAAACATGTCCGCCCAGGTCCGCAATAAAGAGGACCGCGTCACCTGATACAATCGGTTCGCGAGTACCAGAACCAACATAACTTTGTGGTCTAAGCGCAATTGTAGTCGGAGTCAACGCATCAGAGTTTTCAGTCGTCAGCTTCCATTCGGTAGCAGAGGTGAAGATAAGTAATTCATCCAAAGGCACAATGTGCCTAACCTGGTTGTATTGCCTGGCTGACAAGGTAAACAGAATCGAGTCGTCATCCTGGGAAGGAATGGACTTCGACAAATTTGCCTCGGTCCCTGGGCGAGTCATCCAGGTTGATTGTGGATTATTATTAGTGGCAGAAAAAACGCGGCGTTGATCGTGGTAAGAAGCCGTTGATGGATAATTGTCGGTGCTATTAAATGGAGTCTGATTCTCAGGAGGGGATATTAAAACATCCGCCTCGATGTTATCGTCAACAAAAGACGTATCCGGAGTCTGACCTATATAGCCATGCACCCCATTATCGTCTTTATAAACATTGTATCTGGACGCACCAGTAACCGCTGCCCAGGAAACCGTATTCTTGTTGGGTGATGTTGCCAGATCATTGGTTGCTGTCACTTCCGCTGATGCCAGGGATTCCTCCAGGATATCCGATAAGGCGGTCACCACATATTTGTAAGACAACGATCCTGAAGTCGGGGAAGCTGAAACCGATACGCTCCCTGGAATGGATACGCTTGGAGCAAAAGTAATTGTCGTTACAGTCCAGTTTGTTGCTCCCAGGCGTTTGAGTTCTCTCGGCGCATGCGAGGGGTGAACCAAAGTCATCACATCAGCCGATTGCGTATAATTGATTTGGAAAAGATCAGCGGTCGCATAAGGAGTTACTACCGTATAAACCCTGCCAGCTGTCCCTGCGGAACCATAAGCGGTATACGCCGATGAATTTATGTTGTTGCCCTGGAGATCGGTGATCTCAAATGTATTGGTCGTCTTGTTAGCGACCTTAAAGTATCGGCCATTCAGTTCAGTCATCCCGACAATAGAGGAAATATAAACCTCCTCACCATCTAAATATCCATGACCGGTATCAGTAACAACACAAGGATTCGCCTGGGTAGCCCCTGATATTGTCGTATTAGCTTCCAGGACCGTAGAGCCTTCGGTATGTATTCTAAGGTAAAGATTGCCGAACTCCAGGCAGTACGCTTGCTCGGTATTAAATATGAAGGGAATCACTCTAGTCGAGGCTGATCCGCCGTCTTTGACTTCCTTGATATATTGGAATCCTGGACGGTTGACAACCGGACCATGGGGCAGCGGATAGAAGTTAAGACATTCCGAAAGCCCTGTCTGGTAGTGGTTAAGGTCGATACGCCCCAGCATTTCCGGAGCGATAACACCGCCCCCGAAAGAGCGTTGATGTATTCTTGCCATTATTGCTCCCTAGCTGCGGACCTTGATACCACTCGGCACAAAGGTCCCAAGATTCAAATCAGTTTTGCTTAACAGTTTCCCCTGGCTTGCATCGATCGCCTTGGCTTTCCCCATGTTGGCGTTGTATTGCTGTACTGCAATTTCCTTGATCTTCGGTTCCCTGGTTAAAGGGAGAGAAAGATAGGAAGCTAATAGCCAGGACAATGCGTGAATAAATAAAGGGGGGTACTTCGTTGTATCGGTAATAATCGCGGTATACCAAAGCTCCGCCTTGTTGGTATTAGCCAGGATAATAGTGCCGTGAGTTTCATGGCTCTCGGTCGTAAACTGGACCGGAGTATCGTACTCCTCAACCACTAACTGCCTGGCTACCAGGTAAGGATTAGGCACGGTATACCAATACTCCCAACCCGACGGCGCGGTCCCTGATATTTGAGCCAGGACCTGCCGACGTTTGGCAAACCCCCAATCAAACTCTGATAAGCATTCGTCCCTAGCAATCGGATAAAACTTCCCACATTGAGCCGCTTCGGCACTCCCATCAGGGGGTACGATTGCGGTAATCTCGGCTTTATTCCCGATATGTCCCAGGGCTAAGTTACAAATATCAACAGCTGATGCCATTTACTTTCTCCGTTTAGAGGACTTCTTTTTTGGTTTCTCCGGTTCCTTGACTACCTTGGATTCCCCGACCGGCTCTTCCCATGGATCTTTACTAATGTTATGGATATTCCCTCCTGCTTTGGTCCCCTTGATATTGGATGTAAAAGGCATCGCCTCTTTCTTCGGCGGCAACTCATCATCAACGCCAATCATCCAGGACCCTCGATCTTCTTCTTTCTCGATCTCAAAGACATCTCCAGGCCGCCTTCTCTGGGATCCGTAGTAGCCCATGATTTTTGCTTTTACTTTAATTGACACAAATCACCTCTTTTTAAGGTTAAACCATCCAGTAAAAGACGGCTGATACTGCCCAGCCAGCCATGAACCAGATAAAATTATTCCAATTCATTTCCATGTCAGTTCTCCTTATAAAAAAAGGGTGATGGAAGCACGGTAGGGAAGCCCCCACCACCCTCGGAGGGCAGACGCTACCTAAATAGCGTCAGCGTAAGATTGCCAGCTAAACGCCTCTTGATCTGATAGATAAGCATCTACCGTGATCGTTGGCGATGTACCGGCTAAAACATACTCAACCCCGATATACCTAAGTACACCTTCAGTTGGGACTGCCATTGTGAAGTTGTATCCTGCTACCAATGTTCCGGCAACAATCGCTCGACTTGACAAGACGGTTCCTAAAGAAGTCGCAGCACCTGTAGCAACGCCAAATGTATAAGTTTCATCGGCGGTAGTGAAGTCAGCCGCAACGGTTACATTAAAGTGAACGAACAAAGGTTTACCTGCACCCACTTGCCTTGCGGTTTGGGTAAGGTCGATTACGTTGGTACTGTCAGCCGATGCGGTTAACGCTTGGGCATCCGACAGTTCTAATCTTGCATCTACATAACTCATAACTGATCTCCTATGATTAGGAAGTTTATATTTAGTTTAACCAACGCCACTTAGGAGATGGTTGCTTCTGTACTGGTTAACGCATCACAACGCCTGACTGGAATACCGTCAAAGCTCACAACACTCTTGCCACCCACCTGGTCCTGCGTGAGATTGACATTTGTGGTGTTAGCAATCTGTCGTTTAAGCGTAGAACGTAGCACTCGGTTCATGTAGAACGCAGGTCGTCCCTTGCTCGCGTTAGGCAGCAATTCAACGGCTTGTGACATAAGGTCGGTAATATCCGCCGATGATCCGCCTTTATCAGCTTGCAAGGCAGAATTATCAATGTTGCAGATACGAACTACATATCTCCAATCCCGAACCGAAAGACCGCAGTCCCACTTATAGTGAGATCGATAGGCTTCCATGCGTCCAGAGTTGGAACCATCTGAAGCATCTTCTAATGTGACCTGACCCTTATCAGCGAACTGAAGGCCAGCTTTTGATCCTTTAGGATAAATACCGTGAACGGTATCGTTCCCCCAGGAGATCAACCAGATTGAGCTATTGTCTGAACCAGACCCACCGCCCAAGAGGATGTTATCCGCATTGGCAGGACCTGAGTTGTCGTTGAATCGAGGCGCAAACCCAGTAAACTCTTCTGGAGCCGTACCTTCGTTGCCGTACATAACCGTGTTAGCGAACTCTTGACTCATCCCTTCGATATGGGCTTTGTCTTCGGTCATTCTGAATGCAGAGGTATTGCCATTCAAATCAGCCAGGGCTTTATCGATTTCTGCATAAGCCTCTAGCATACCGGTTGTGTCGGTGACCTGGACGTTCTCAGCTTTGTTGGGCTGAACGCCGCCATACAATTTACGCCAGGTAGGACTTGGGAGTCCGGCTCTAACAGTTGTACGGTGACCGGTCGGGAGGTTACCCTCGACCCATACCATGTCATCAAGCATTTCGTTTGTTTCGTTTAAAATTTCTACAATTGTTGCGATCTTGCCATCTGGATCCGTCGCTTTCGCAACATCGGCAAGAGTTGGATTGGTAACAGCTAAAGTAGCCATAGTTCAAGTTCCTTAATAAAAAAGGTTTAAAATTCAAACCTCCAGGAATTGAATAAGCCGCTATCAATCGTCCCATCAACTAACATCCTGTCAACAAGGGCCATCCATGGCCTTGATAGGACTTATTCCGTACCGGAGAATTATTGTTGTTTATCTATGAAGGATGTGTCCCCCCATACATAATGTCCGCGTGAGATTTCTTTTGTTCTTTAGGCTTCATATCGCCAGGAACAAATGAATCTTCGCTGACTGCTTTGCTAATACGATGGAACACCCGAATCATTTCAGGATGGTTCCCCATACCGGTTTGGTTCAATAGAACTTCCACCTTGGTCATCTGGTGACCCTTCATCGCACCTTCCTGGTGCAGAACTGGTTTACCGTCAGTATCTGTCGCTGGACTAGAAAAAGAGTTCATCACCTTCCTGGCACCCACAATGTTCTCCGCCAGGTTAGCTCCGCCAAACTCCTTGTCATTCATCGACTCAGCTGCCCATGACTCATGGGTTTGCTTTAAAGAATCTTGATCTCTTCCGAGAGCTTTCCCCAGGGAATCTAAATGCCGGTCCAGCATCTGTTGTGCCTTCCCTTGATCGACTCCCATTTCCTGGGCAAATTCGCCAAACTCTTTAGTCGCTGAATCATCCATTGAATAACCTTCAGGTACTACAAGGTCAAACCCTGTACTGCTCTGCTCCTTCGGTGCTTCTTGGCTTTCACCGGCCTCGCTATTGGCTTGGCTCTCTTGGGTTTCTGCCTGGTCCGCCGTGACTTCAGTCGTTGCGGTTGAATCCTGTTCTTCGCTCATACGTTTCTCCTTAAAAATTCAATAAACATCTTTTGCGCTAACTCTCCATCTGCCTCCGCGATCTCGCCATAAATCCTAAGACCGGCTGCTTTCTTACCGAGTGCCTTATAAATATCCACGTTGTTGGTTCCCTGGATATCCTGGAACACCCCATGAAACTCCAACATCCCATTGATCCATCTTCTACCAGGTGCGGTTGATAACACCTGTCTTAAATCATCTAACCTCTGGTCCTTTTTAGACTTGGCGGCATCTTGTTTTGCTCGCCGCTTATCAAATTCGTGTTGACTCATAGTTGAGTGAACTGACTCGCCACGTTATCCAGGGCGGTGCCTTCTCCAACTTGCGTTTCACTTAAAGTCTTGGCGGTATTCGCCATTTCTGGTATCGCTGCCGCTTGTTCTGCCTGGGCTTGGGCTGCGGCCCGATCCTGCCTAATGATCGCAACATCCTCATTCGCCACAATCAAATGCGGTGCTATACCTAACATGTTGCTGTATTCATCGATGATTTCATCAGCGTTGAGCTTGTCTAAGACTTCCGGCCTAACCGCAGCCATCTGGCCAATGGTTCCGACGATCCGATCGAGTGATCCGATACCGACTGCCTTTTGTGCCTGGGCCAGCATCGAAATGTATTCAATGTTTATTTCCTGGCCTTGCATCTCTTCAGGCGGTTCCGGAAACCTACCTTCCTGCATCGCGATCATAAAAGCGTTGTCTATGAGCGGATCGAGCAGTTCATTCTGGTTTCGTTCCAGGACAGGACCCAGGATAAGGAGTTTTTCTTCATGTTTCTCCTGAATCTCTCTTGCTGTTTCCGGCTGGATACGTTGCTGCGAGGAAATCATTTGGAACATATCCACAAAGAAAGCGGCATTGATCCTGCCCCTTACATCCACAATGTCTTCAAGTAAATGCTGTAGGTTTAAGTTGACTTCAAAAGAGGACCTGATGCCACCGGTTGGGGCCGCAGGATCGTAATAACTGATTCCCCCTGGTAAAACATCTTCGCTGCCACGCAATGCGGTCGGGACCTGTAATGGAGGATCAGACATATAGTCTATGCCCTTGGCCTTTTTAAGCTGGTCGTCTTGCAGCTGTAGAATATCTCCCAAAGCTGTCATGCCAGGGGAATCCGATCCATAAACATCTCCGCCC